TACAGTTTGCCAAATCCGCACAACCGAAATGACTTACTAAGGAGAAATCATGGCATTAAAGCTCGCAGTTCAAACCCAATTTGGCGTACCAGCCCCACAAGCCTACGCTAGAATCACTAACTTTTTTGGCACTAAAGACCAAATTCAAGTCCAAGTGGCTATTCATTATGACGAGTCGGCAAGGCACAGCAACATGGCTACAGTCAAAGAAAACGCACATTACATCGCTATGGAAGATTTAGAAGGCGATTTAATCCCTGCAATCTACGCAGTATTAAAGACTTTTAGCGATTACGAAGGTGCAAAAGACGTTTAGTATGGGTAATTTTTTTAACGGATTTTTCTTTGCAGGTGGTTTTTTTGGTAGTATTATTACTGCGGCGACACAACTTTATGTAAAACTCCGGTCATTCACGGAACGAGGGAGATATTAATGTCTATGAATTTAAAAGCGATAACCGTATGTATTGGTTATCAACAGATTACAAGCCTAAGTTCGGCTCAGAGCCTTACAGTGCCTGCCACTGACTTAACTGGGCTTAACCAAAAACCGACTTTTGCCTTAATTACCCCTGAAACACAAACTGTTCGGTGGCGTGATGATGGTATAGCCCCGACCGCTTCGGTTGGTATGCCTTTGGCGGCTGGCGTCACTTTACAGTACGACGGCAATTTAAAAAACATTCAATTTATTGAGCAAACTGGCAGCGCCAAGCTCAATATCTCTTATTACGCGTAAGGAATAGACATGGATCTCTCTAACGGCTCTGGCGGTATTGACTCTAGCAAATTAATGGACTATTTCACCAAAGATTTTTTGAAAGATCTTGGCAAAATGGCTGTTTTATGCGATGAATTGGCTAAACGTCAAGGCGCCCTGTCCGCTGTTGAAGACGCCAATAAGCTGCGTTCAGACGCCCAGGCTTACGCTGATAGCGTAAAAGCAGAGGCCGACATCAATTTAGACCAGGCTAAACAAGCTAATGCGGCAGCTAAAGAACTAAAAAAAGCCTTAGACACGCGTGAAACAGACCTAAATAAGCGTGAAGGTCAATATGAAACAAATCTAGCCGATCTGACAAAAACAGCAGAAAAGCACAAAAAGGCCGTAGTTGACAATGAAGCTTCTTTAGCTAAACTACAGTCTGATTTAGAGGCAAAACAAAGACAAATAGACGCAGACCGAAATGCCTTAGATGAGCGAATTAAAGCCTTCCAAGCTAAAGTTGCGTCAATAGAAGTTTAATTTTTTAGATCGTACTGGTGCGATACACCAGGGTTTCTTAAGGAAACATTGAAATGGACGAAAGTCAAGAAGTAGTCTTAGCGGACTCAACTGCCGCGCCAGAACAGGTAGCAACGGCTGCACCTGTTACTGAAGAAGTAGCGCCGGAAGCAGTAGAGCCAACAGCAGAAGCACCCAAAACCTTCTCCCAAGAAGAATTGGACGCCGCTATTGGTAAACGACTTGCTAGAGAACAACGTAAGTGGGAAAGAGAACAGGTAGCTAGAGCCGCTGAAAAGCAGCTTAAAACTCCAGTAGAAATCCCGCCGATTGAGCAGTTTAATTCACCTGACGAGTATGCCGAGGTATTGGCAGAGCGTAAGGCAGAAGAATTGCTTGCTAGGCGTGAACAAGCTAGGATGCAGTCCGAAACTCTTGAGGCATTTCACGACAGAGAAGAAGAAGCACGGAATAAGTACGATGACTTTGAACAAGTTGCGTATAACCCTAGGCTCCCAATCACTGACGCAATGGCTCAAACGATTCAATCTTCCGATGTTGGCCCCGACATGGCTTATTACCTAGGGTCTAATCCGAAAGAAGCTGATCGTATTTCTCGTTTATTGCCGCTTCAGCAGGCTAAAGAATTAGGGAAAATTGAAGCTAAATTAGCTGATAATCCTGTAGTAAAAAAGACTTCGAGCGCCCCAGCACCAATTGCTCCGATTACGGCAAGATCCTCTGGATCTTCAGCAACAGACACAACGGATCCGCGTGCCATTAAAAGCATGACGACTTCAGAGTGGATTGAAGCTGACCGCCAACGTCAGATCAAGAAGTGGGAAGCGCAGAGAAACCGCTAACTATTTTTTTATTAGGACTTTATTATGTCAAATTCGATCTTAACCATCGACATGATTACAAGAAAAGCTCTCGAAATCCTTGAGAACAACCTTGTAATTACACGTAACGTAAACCGCCAATATGATGACTCTTTCGCTGTTGAAGGTGCCAAAATTGGTTCAACCCTCCGTATCCGCTTACCAGACCGCGCTTTGGTAACTGACGGTGCCGCCTTGCAAGTTCAAGACGACAACGAGCAGTTCACAACTTTGACTGTAGCGTCACAAAAGCACATTGGTGTTAATTTCACCTCTGCTGAATTGACTATGCAGTTAGATGACTTTGCAGAGCGTGTTTTAAAACCACGTATTTCACAGTTGGCTTCTTCTATCGATGCAGACGTAGCAAACAGCTACAAAGCAATCTATAACTCAGTTGGCACACCTGGCACAACTCCTTCTACTTCTTTGGTGCTGTTACAAGCTCAACAGAAATTGAACGAAAACGCTGCTGTTATGTCCCCACGTTACGCTACTGTTAACCCAGCAGCCAACGCAGGTTTGGTTGAAGGCATGAAAGGTCTGTTTAATCCTACAGACACAATCAGCCGTCAGTTTAAGAATGGCATGATGGGTATGGGTGTATTGGGCTTCGACGAAGTTAACATGAGCCAATCTATCAAGCAACATACAACTGGTGCTTGGGGTACAACCATTACTGTAACTTCAACCGTTGCTACTGAAGGCCAAGCTACTTTAGGTATTAGCTTTACAGGCTCAAGCAAGACTTGGAACGTAGGTGATGTATTTACAATCGCTAGCGTATACGCTGTTAACCCACAAACCCGTGAGTCAACAGGTAGCTTGCAACAGTTTGTTGTAACTGCTGCTGCAACTGGTTCTTCTACAGCTACATTGTCTATTAGCCCAGCGATTTATACGTCTGCTAACGCATTGGCAACTGTGGATTCATTCCCACAAGCTTCTGCTGTAGTAACTATGTTGGGTTCTGCTTCTAGCCAGTACGCTCAAAACTTGGTTTACCACAAAGATGCGATCACTTTTGCGACCGCTGACTTGTTGTTACCACAAGGTGTTGACATGGCTTCTCGCCAAGTTCATAACGGTATCTCTATGCGTGTTGTACGTCAGTACGATATCAATAATGACCGTTTACCTTGCCGTATTGACGTTCTGTATGGCTTTAGCACAATTCGTCCACAGATGGCCTGCCGTATTTTTGGCTAATCTAACTGCTCCCGCGCAAGCGGGGGCTTTTAAACTTATTTTTTAAGGAAACATATCATGGCACTTCCAAATGGAGCAAATGGTTACCAAGTTGGTGATGGTAATTTAGATGAAATTATTATGGGGACTCAAACAGCCCCTACAGCTAAAACAGCCGCCGCAGTTTTAACTGCTGCTGAATTAGCAACGGGCATTATTACTTACACTGGCGCCGCCGTAACTTTAACCGTACCTACTGGTACTGAATTAGATACTGCTTTTGGCAACATGAAAGTAAATAGTTCGTTTGATTTCAATATTATCAATATTGGCGCAACAAACGCCGCTACAGTAACCGCTAGTACAGGTAGTACATTAGTTGGTGTAGCAGCCGTTTCAGCAAACACTGCTTGTACTTGGCGCGTTCGTAAGACCGCTGAGGCAACTTATGTTTTCTACCGTATTGCTGGTTAATGTAATATCCCGCCCTTCGGGGCGGGTTTCTTTTTAAGGAAAAATTATGGCAAATACAAAACCTGTTGGTGTTGCGTTTAGCGACCCCGAATTAACTTCTGGCACTACCGTAAGCGGCGCAGTAATCGATAGCAGCACAATCGGTTCGTCAACGCCATCTACAGTTGTTGGAACTACCGTTTACGCTACAACCGAAATTGGCTATTCAGCAGCAGCACAAGGAGCTGTAACGCAATTGACAAGTAAATCGACAGGCGTGACTTTAAACAAGTCTGCTGGCCGTATTACTATGGATGCTGCTGCACTAGCTGGGGCTACTGCCGTTTCGTTTATTTTGACCAATAGCACGATCTCCATCAATGACACAATCATTGTGTGCGTTTCTAGTAATACTACTGGTAGCGCTGCTGGGGCTTACACTACTTACGTTTCTTATTTAGCTGCGGGTTCTGCTTTGATTACTTTGAGAAATTTAACGGCTGCTACTTCATATTCTGAAGCAGTAATCATTAACTTTTCTATTATTCACGGCGCATCGTAATAAATAGGGGGCTTGCCCCCTATCTAACTAAAGAAAATATGCCACTTATTTATCTAGAGCATCCTGACCACGGCAATAAAGTGGCCACAATGGAACAAGAAGCAGAATTTGATGAACAAAACGGTTGGGTACGATATACTCACGATACGCCATCAATTTCTGAAGAAGTTGAAACAGTAGAGGAAGCTACTGAAGTTGCGGCTCCTGTTAATACGCTGGAAGTAAAAAGACGTCGTAAAACCGCACAGTAAGGAGTAGGCTATGGCGACAACCGCCGGTGATCAAATTAACGCAGCGTTACGTTTAATCGGTATGCTTGCCGAGGGTGAAACGCCTTCTGCCAACACTTCTAACGATGCTCTTAGTGCTTTGGATCAAATGATTGATTCGTGGAATACTGAGCGTTTGACCGTCTTTTCAACCCAAGATCAAATTTTTACTTGGACAGCTAATCAAATTTCTAGAACATTAGGCCCTACAGGTAATTTTGTAGGTAACCGTCCTATTTTGATAGATGATTCAACCTATTTTAAAGATCCGACCAACGGCATTTCGTTTGGTATTAAGTTAATTAACCAACAACAATATAACGGTATTGCGGTTAAAACGGTGACTTCCACTTATCCACAAGTGATGTGGGTTAATATGAATTACCCTAATATTGATATGTACGTTTACCCAGTGCCTACAAAAGCATTGGAGTGGCACTTTATTTCGGTTACTGAATTAACACAACCTGCTACTTTAGCAACCAGTTTGACTTTCCCGCCTGGCTATTTAAGATGCTTTAAATACAATTTAGCGTGTGAAATAGCTACTGAATTTGGCGTTGAACCCCCGTCCAATGTGGCTAGAATTGCCATGACTTCTAAGCGCAATCTGAAACGCATTAACAACCCTGACGATATTATGTCCTTGCCTTACAGCATTGTTGGTACTCGTCAGCGCTTTAACATTTTTGCCGGTAATTATTAATGAAATCGCATATTTTGGGGCAATCTTATGTTGCCCGCAGCATCAATGCGGCGAACGATGTAATGATGAATTTGTTTCCCGAAGCTACACCTCTTGAGGGTAAAGAAAACGGTTTTTTAAACAGAGCGCCTGGGATGCGCAAACTTGCCACTATTGGCAATGGCCCCATCCGCGCGCTGTGGACGCAACAAACTAACGCAAATAACGCTTACGTTGTGTCAGGCAACGAAGTATTTAAAATTGATAAAGGGTATTTGCCCGTTAAATTGGGCAATATTGCTGGGTCTGGCCCCGTATCTATTGCAGACAATGGAACACAGTTGTTTTTTGCTGCTAACCCAGAGGGCTACATTTACAACATAACCACTAATACTTATACCCAAATTACTGATGTTGACTTTCCTGGCGCAGTAACGGTAGGCTATTTAGACGGTTATTTTGTGTTTAATGAGCCAGACAGCCAAAAGCTATGGGTTACTGAGATATTTGACGGCACTATTATTGAGCCGTTAGCGTTTGCTAGTGCTGAAGGCGCGCCTGACTTGATCGCAGCCATTAACGTAGATCAACGAGAACTATGGGTGTTTGGTACAAGTACGATTGAGGTATGGTACAACGCGGGTACCGCTAATTTCCCTTTTGCGCGCATCCAAGGCGCTTTTAATGAATTAGGGTGCCTAGCCCCTTACTCGGTAGCAAAACTCGATAACACGCTGTTTTGGCTTGGCAACGATGCACGGGGTTATGGCGTAGTGTACCGCGCCGAAGGGTATCGTGGAAAACGCGTATCAACACACCCAATTGAGTTTGCTATCCAAAGCTACGGCGATGTATCGAACGCGCTTGCGTACACGTACCAACAAGAAGGCCATGCTTTCTACGTCTTAATATTCCCAACGGTTGATAAAACATGGGTATTTGATGTGGCTACAGGCGCTTGGCATGAACGCGCTGGGTTTGAAAATGGCTACTTTACCCGCCATCGCTCAAATTGCCAAATGAACTTTCAAAGCGAAACGATTGTAGGTGACTACTTAAACGGTAATTTATACGTATTTGACCTAGACTATTACACTGACAATGATGCAGTGCAAAAATGGGTTCGTTCTTGGAGAGCGCTTCCTACAGGCGTTAATAACTTAAAACGTACGGCGCAGCACTCATTACAGCTTGACTGCGAGTCTGGGGTTGGTACAAACACTGGGCAAGCGCAAGACCCACAAGTCATGCTTCGCTGGTCAGATGACGGCGGTCATACCTGGTCAAATGAGCATTGGGTTTCTGTTGGCAAAATAGGCGCTTATTATCAACGTGCTATTTGGCGTCGCCTTGGCATGACAGTTAAACTGCGTGACCGAGTGTATGAAATTTCAGGCACAGACCCAAATAAGATAGTTATTATGGGCGCCGAACTAATACTGAGTGGTACAAATGCCTGATAATTTAACTGCCATTCCTGCGCCTCGGGTTCCTTTAATAGACCCCGTTACTGGATTAATTTCTAATGAATGGTATCGTTTTTTCTTTAATTTATACACATTAACAGGATCGGGTAGAAATGCTATTACTTTGATAGATTTGCAACTTAACCCGCCATCTGTAGATTAAGTATGCTTTTTTATACCTACCCTTCTGATACACTAGCACGAAAGCTACGAGGTAACTTATGACAACAGCCTTAACACCATCACCGAAACAGCAATTCTTTACTGCTGGCGGTGTTCCTTTAGTTGCGGGTAAACTTTACACCTATGCCGCAGGCACTTCTACGCTTTTAGCTACCTATCAAGATTCTACTGGCACAGTTAGCAATACTAACCCAATTATTTTAGATTCAAGAGGCGAGGCAAATGTATGGCTTTCGCCAAGTGACGCGTATAAATTTGTTTTAAGAGATTCTGCCGATGCGTTGATTTGGACGGTAGATAACATCAATATTGGCATTAATTTTGGTAACGTCATTATTACCGGCGGGCAAATTAACGGCGCCGTAATTGGCAATATTAGCCCTGCAGCTGGGTCTTTTACTGATCTTTCGGCAAGCGGCGATGTGGTGTTTAACTCCACAAGTCAAATGCAAATCCCTGCGGGTTTAACTTCTGAACGGTCAACAACCCCTGTAGACGGAATGTTGCGGTTTAACACTACCGTTGACGAATACGAGGGCAATATATCCATTGCAGGGCAAACTATTAGCACTTTAGTAAATACAGGCTCCCCAGCTACTACCGCCGTATTAACCACTACCACGCCGCACGGTTTATCAACAGGGGACTACATTACTGTCAGCGGCGCTATACCTACTAATTACAACGGTTCGTACAACATTACGTATATTAGCACTACATCATTTAGCTACGTTATGGCGTCAAACCCAGGCAGCAGCGCTTCAACGGTAGGCAGCTACGTTGCCCACACTTGGACACAAATCGGCGGCGGTGCAACAGGCGGTGGCAACGATCAAATTTTTGTAGAAAACGGTCAAACAGTTACTGCTACATATTCTATTCCTAGCGGTAAAAACGCTATGTCAACTGGCCCAATTACAATCAATTCAGGCGCAACCGTTACTGTTCCTAGCGGTAGTCGCTGGGTTGTTTTATAAGGAAAATATATGTCTATTGTCTTACAAGGTTCAACTTCAGGTAGCGTTACATTACAAGAACCAGCCGTTGCTGGTACTACTGTATTAACCTTACCAGCCGTATCAGGAACTATTTTAACTACTAGTAGTGTTGGTACTGTGTTGCAAGTGGTTAATTTTCAAACAGGGACTCTTGCAACAGGTTCTACGGCTATTCCTTTTGATAATACTATTCCTCAAATTACTGAAGGCGATGAATATATGTCGCTTGCGTTTACGCCAAAATTTTCAACAAGTAGCTTAAAAATAGATGTTGTGTTTCAAGGTACTAATACTTCTGTATCATCAAGTGGTTTTGTAGTTGCTTTATTTATGGTTGGAACTTCTAATGCTCTTGCCGCAACTTTTAATAGTACTACAAACGATTCAATTAGTAATTTTTTGTTTACACATTACATGACTTCAGGAACAACATCAGCAATTACTTTTAAAGTTCGTGCGGGGTCTGGTACTAGTGCTACAACTAGCTTTAATGGACAAAGTGGTTCTGCAAAAGGTGGTGGTGTGTTGGCTTCTAGCATAACAATTTCGGAGATAGCGGCATGATTAATGCAATTTATAAACTATACCCACAAGTCGTGCGGACACTTGAAGATAAGGCTTACGATGCCAATGGTAACGAAGTCGCATACGATAAATCTGCAGTACAGGCTTATGTAGATGCTCATGCTTATATTGCTAAAAGAGCATCAGAATACCCACCCATCACAGATTACATTGATGGTGTAGTAAAGGGTGACCAAGTTCAGATTGATAAATACATTGCTGACTGTCTTGCTGTTAAAGCCCGTCATCCGAAGGGAGTAGCATAATGGCTGTCACACTAAATGCGAGTACAACCACAGGGCTAGTTCAGAGTGCGGATACAAGTGGTGAAATTAACCTACAAAGTAACGGCACTACTAAGTTATCTGTTTTGTCTACTGGTGTATCAGGAGTTATTACTAGTGGTACTGCTGTAGCAAGCACAAGTGGAACAAGTATTGACTTTACTAGCATACCTAGTTGGGTTAAGCGAATTACTGTGATGTTTAATGCTGTTTCATTAACTGGTACAGAAGCGTTGCTTGTTCAAATTGGCGATTCTGGGGGCGTAGAAACAACAGGCTATGCTTCTTCTGTTGCTTTTACTGGTACAAGTGCTGGCGGTAATAATAGAACTGATGGATATGTTATTACCGTTTCTGGAGGCGCAACAAATACTTATTCTGGTGCAGTAACTATAGTAAATATTAGTGGTAATAATTGGATTCAAACTGGCAGTATGATTTATGAGTCAACTACGCCTATATCGTTTGTAATCCTTTCTACTGGTATAAAAACCCTTTCAGCAACGCTAGACCGAGTAAGAATTACTAATACAGGTGCAAACACTTTTGATGCTGGTTCTATCAACATTCTTTACGAAGGCTAATCATGACACACAGAATTGTAGTAGATTTAGCAAATGGCACAATTACTCAAGTAGAGTACACAGCAGAAGAACAAGCTATTTATGATGCAGCCGTACAAGAAGCTGAAGTACAATCGGAAACCCCTGCTGAACCTACAGTAGAACCTACACAAGAGGTTTAATTATGGCAATCACTATATCAGGCGATAGTCCTAACCTAACGAGTGCTTCATTAACAACACCTACTTTAACTAGCCCTACTTTCGCTGGCACACCAAGCGGTAGCATTATTACTAGCATGACCGCACAAGCATCTACTAGCGGAACAAGCATTGACTTTACTAGCATCCCTAGCTGGGTAAAGCGTATTACTGTGATGTTTGATTCAGTTAGTACAAACGGAACAAGTGCAAAAATAGTTCAAATTGGTTCTGGTTCTGTTACTACAAGCGGTTATTTAGGAACATCTGTATATACAGGAGCATCTACTGGTGGCTCTACTTATACAACTGGTATTGGTATTGCCGATGGTTCTGCGGCAGATAATATTATGGGAACTTGTGTTATATGTTTATTAGGTAGTAACACTTGGGTAGCTTCAGTTTGCACAGGAAGAAGTAGTAACGCTTATGGGTTTTTAGGCGGTGCAAGATTAGCTTTAGGCGGCACACTAGACCGAGTACGCATAACCACAGTAAACGGCACAGACACATTCGATGCTGGTTCAATCAACATTCTTTACGAGTAAACTATGCCCGTTTACGTCAAGGTTCTGATCCCCGCCAAGAATGCTGAAAATACGCAAACTACGCAATATACTGCGGGAAACAACATCACGACTATTATTGACAAATTTACGGCTACTAACTATAGCGCTTCTACGGCTACAATTAGTGTGAACCTTGTTACGGTAGCGGGTACGGCAGGCAATAACAACTTGATTATTAAGGCTAAGAGCTTGACCGCAGGCGAAACCTACACGTTTCCCGAGATTGTGGGGCAAGCGTTGGAGCCAGGCGGGTTTATATCCACCATTGCTAGCGCCGCTACGTCTATCAATATCCGGTCTAACGGGCGTGAGATTTCAAGTTAATGCAGCATACAGTCACCGTCAATTATGGCAAAGGGTTTAACTTCCTACCTGTAGTGCCTTTGCGTGAAAAAGTAGAAAAGTTGCAAGAGGCTTTATTACAGATGCCCCAAGCCGACGTTACGTTTTTGCATGACTTTGAACCAGGCAAGTACATTCGTACAATGATTGCCCCGCCTTGGTCGGTTATTGTTGGCGCAGAACATAAGACGCCGTACAAAATTAGGCTTGAAAAAGGTACAATCGCTGTAAATATTGACGATGAAATTAAAGTATTAACGGCGCCGTTAGAGTTTGATGCGCCAGCAGGTGTAAAACGGGTAGGCCGTGTATTTGACGAAGAAGTAATTTGGGTAGATTATTACGATAATCCAGATGATTGCAGAGATATACAGACAATCGAAGAACGATTGTATGTCATTCCTGAGTGTGGCTTAATGTCAAACAGAGTTAAAGAGCTTGAAAACAAGCAAAATGATACCGAACAGTTAACTAATAGCGTTAAAATGCTTTTAGGCAATGGGTTTGGTTTTAGTGATAGGGAGAATTAATATGTCAGGTGGGATAACAGCAGCAGTTATTGGAGGCGCAGCCCTTGTATATAGCGCTAATCAATCTTCAAGAGCGGCTCAAAGCGCAGCCCAAATGCAAGCTGATGCCGCCGACCGTGCTAGTGCGCAGCAAGCCGCAGCTACAGAACGCCAAGTTCAACTTGGCGAACCTTATAGGGTAACTGGCACCGCAGCAATGAACCGCCTTGCGGCCATGACTGAGCCTGGAGGCCGTTTAGCGCAAGATTATGCCCCTACGCTAGAGGACATTCAAATGGATCCAGGTTATGGATTTAGGTTTAGAGAAGGTATAAAAGCGCTTAACGCAACCGCAGCCGCTAGAGGCGGTTTAATTTCAGGTAACGCTCTTAAAGCCGCTACAAATTATGGTCAAGAATTAGGGTCGCAAGAGTACGGTAATGCGTACAGCCGAGCGCAGAACTTGTTTCAAATGAACCGTAATAATTTAGTAGACCCTTTAAAATTTTTATCCTCGCAAGGTCAAGCTGCTGCCGCTGGGCAAGCAGCCAACATTGGTCAAGGCGCAGCTAATACTGCTAACTTAACTACTGGCGCCGCTAACGCTCAAGCTGCTGGCGTGATTGGTTCAGCGAACGCTTACACCAACGCCATTGGGCAAGGAGTTAGTATGTATCAAACTAACCAACTATTAAATAGATTTGCTCCACAACGGACAACACCAAATTTCTATACCGACCGCGCAGCGCCCGTCACCGATTACAGCACCCCATTCGAAGGGTAAGGAATAATTATGCCAATTGACCCAAATATTCCTTTACAAGTTCAAAATATAAAACTAGAGTCGCCTATGAATCAGTTGGCGATGATGGGTGAAGCTGTCAAGTTAGGTGAAATGCAACGCGGCGTTGAAACGCAAAACAAGCTGCGCGAACTGTATTCGCAAGGCATCGACGTTAGTACTCCTGAAGGTTTTAAACAAGTGGCAGCGCTTGACCCTGCAACGGCACTAAAGCTAAGAACTGACGCGTTAAAAAACATAGAATTGCAAGGCAACATTAAAAAAACAGGTATTGAGGTTAACCAAAAGACGTATGACTTTGCCAAACAAAAGATGGCAGACTTGTCTTTTAACCCATCGGACAACAACATTAAAGCGCATTTAGAAGATGGTGTTTTAAAAGGCGAGGTAACGCCTGCTCAAGCCCAAGCAACATGGCAACAAGTGTCTGCTTTAAACCCTGAACAACGTAAAGCATACTTTATTGACCTAGGTGTTAAAGTAGAAGAACGCTATAAGATGAATACCATTAGCGCAGCGCAACAACAGGCTAATGCTACAACCATGCGCGGTCAAGACCTTACAAATCAAAGAGCGCTTGAATCTCAACGATTACAGTATGGTCCAGATGTTGTGGCTAACACTGTTACAGACAGCGCAGGTAATGTAACCCAATTTAACCGTAAAGGTGAAATTATTGGTAAACCTGGCGCTGTTGGTAAACCAAGCGCTACGTTTGAAAAAACTGCTGCACTGCAAAAACAAATGGGCAGAGATCTTGATTTGGCTATTACTGAAATTGAAAACGCCATTAAAAAAGGCGGTACTCTTGATAAATCTACCGCCAGCGGTGCGGGTAGATTGCTTGATGCGGCGGGTAACTTTATTGGTTATGCTACCGAAGGTTCTATTGCAGCGGCTTCATTAAAACCAATTGCAGACTTAGGTCTTAAAATGGTACCGCGTTTTGAAGGCCCACAATCTGACAAAGATACTGCGTCGTACAAAGAAGCTGCTGGTCAATTGGCTAACGAATCTTTACCTGTGGCTACCAGACGTGCTGCTGGGGAAACCGTCGTGCGCTTAATGAAATCGCGTAAAGGTCAGTTTGTTAACCAAACAATGGCAAACGAAGGTATTGGGGCTAACACGCCAGCGTTACCACCTGGGTTTACTCCTGATAAATAAGGGTCAATATGGCACTTCAAACCGCTACTAACCCTCAAACTGGGGAACGTGTTGCTTTAATTGGCGATTCTTGGAAGCCCATTACGCAGTCAGCTACCAATAAAGAAGGCGTTAAAGCCTATTTAGTTGATAACAAATGGCTGACTGATACACCTGCTGCCGCTTCTACTGAACCTGAAGGTCGTCAAAACGTCGGCGCTGAATTACCCGCGTTTGCCAAAACAAACCCACGTTTGTATGCTAATTTAGTTCAAGCGCGTCAGTTAGTTGGCCCTACCGTTGAAATGCTTGGTGGTGTGGGTGGGGGCGCGCTTGGCGCTCCTGGTGGTCCAGTTGGTGTTGTTGGTGGTTCTGCTTTTGGTTATGCCACCGCTAAAGAACTGCTCAATAAAGCCGACGTAGCGCTTGGATTAGCCCCGCAAGAAACAGGTATGCAGGCCATGAAGCGTTCAACGGGCAACATTGCTGAAGGCGCTGCCTATGAAGTAGCAGGCGGTGTGGCTGGAAAAGCACTCAATAAGCTAGTTGATGTTAGTACGGCTGTTATGGGTAAAGTAGCGGACATTAACCAGTTGCCTAAACAATTGGCTGCTAAGATTGCGCGTAAGTCGTTTGAAACGCCCGCTAACGTCGCTGCTGGGCGCAATGCGCTGCAAGAAGCAGTTAAGGCAGGCGATGATGTAACGGCGCAGCAGGCCCTTGCACAAGGCAAAGTGGTCGCTCCTGGCGCCCAAGCCGTAATCCAAAAGACCATATCTAAGACATCCCCCGGAGTGCAACAAACAAAAGAATTGGCTGATGAAGCTGCGCGGATGTCTACCATTAAAGAAATTACACCTGACCTAGACGCGGCGGTTAAGCTCCGCAAAGAAACGTCTAAACCTTTATACGAGGCTGCTGACAAAGCAATTGTTCCAATTGATACAGACGTAGCAGGTATTTTGGCGCGTATGCCCGAAGGTACTTTGGCTGCCGCGGCAAACATTGCTAAGATGGAAGGCCGCCCATTTATTATGGGTCAAAGCAGCGTTGGTAAGATGGTTGAGATGCCAGGTCAATTTGACCAGTTTGGCAAGCCCATTATGATTCCAGCTACTAATAAAATGGCTGAATTAACTGGCGAGTCTATGCACTACATCCGGCGCGCCCTGTCCGATATAGCGTATGGATCACCTGCAACTAGCGCTGGTCGTGATACCCAAATTGCTGCGCGGGCTTTATTAGACGATTACGTTAAAGTATTTGAGTCCAAAGTGCCAGAGTACGGGCAAGCACGGGCAATATTCTCGGACTTATCTGCGCCTGTAAACCAAGCGCAGGTGCTTAAAGAAATGGCGTCTGTATTAGCAAAACCTGGCGGTGGCGAACGTGTTGGGCCATTCTTGAACGTATTAGGCCGCGGTGAAGAAGCCATGCTTAAACGTGCAGGTGGTAAAGGCGCGCCGCGTTATGAGGCTTTGTCTGAAGTATTGACGCCTGACCAATTAAAAACAGTACGCGCTGTAGCGGATGAATTGGCTGCCGAAGCATCGATTGGCAAGCAAATCTCTGCTGGTCAAGAGTTAGCCACTAAACTGCTTAAAGACGAGTTGCCAAACTACCGTTTACCTAACATTTTTAACGTAATCGCCACCACAGCCAATAAAGTGCTAGACACGCTGGGCGTAAAAGTAGGTGAGAAAACAATTAAAGAGCTTGCTAAAGCAGGTGAAACGGCTAAATCGTTTGACGAACTGCTTGGCTTATTGCCAGGCGAAGATCGGGTAAAAGTTTTAAAAGCTATAAGTGACCCAAACACATGGGCTAAGATTAATAAGGTAGCTACAAACCCTGCGGTCGCTAAAGGCTTGATGGGTACTACCGCCGATGTACCTCAAATGCCAGTTAACGCCTTAGCCCCTCCACAACAAAATCAAAATGCACTTGCGAGATAACCATGGATTGGCAAACAATAATCAACGTCGGCGGTGCTGCTGCCCTTTCTAGCCTTGGATGGTTTGCCCGCCAAATCTGGGATTCTGTTCAAAATTTAAAAAATGATGTAAAACAGATTGAGATTAATCTGCCAACAAATTACATTAAAAAAGACGAAATTAAAGATCGTTTTGATCGTATTGAAGTGTTATTAGATAAGCTTTATGAAAAGTTAGAACAAAAAGCAGATAAATGATGTATGCCCGATCCGTTTGGAATTATAGAGGGCACAAAACAGGTCACAAAGACTCTCAATGAGTCTGTAAAGGCATCTGAAGAACTTAGTAAGGCAATTGATGGCGTATTGGCAGTAGCGGATAAGGCAGCAAAAGAAAGGGCGGCGTCAAGAAAGAAGTTAAGGGAAGTAAATCCTGATACCACCACAATTATTGAAGCGGTAGACGAGTTCCAAAGGCTAATGTTAGCCAAGCAGTCTGAAGAAAAGATTAAAGAAGAAATTACTAAGAAATACGGCAGCCACGCTTGGGATGAGATACAGGGTATTAAGGCTAGGAAGCAATGGGAAGATAAGCGTGATAAGTATTTAGAGCAGAACGATAGACGGGTAATGAAAAGTGTTATGGCACTATGTTACATATTTGCAACTTGGATAGCGTACGAATGTACATGGGGTAGATGGAAATGAATATGCAAGACCTTTTAAAAGCGGTTATTCCTATTGTGGTCGTTTGTTTAGGCTGGTTGCTTGGTCAGGTATCGTCATTCCAAACTCGCCTAACTCAGATTGAAGGCAAGATGCCAGCGTTAATTACAGCCGAAGGTGTACCAACAGACAGTCCTCTTTCAGCAGAAAAACGGGCTAAGATGCGTGAAGAACTTTACAAAGAAATACATGAGCTTCATGTACGGGTTAAGTTACTAGAAGAAAGGTCTAAAAAATGATTCCATTAATGGCACTAGTAGATGTTGGGATGAAAGTCCTAGACAAGTTTATTCCTGACCCTGAAGCCAAAGCCAAGGCCCAAAAAGAACTCTTACAGATGCAACAAGAGGGCAGATTGGCTGAGTTAAACGCTGACATGAATGAGCAGAACAATGTATCAGACCGTTGGAAAGCTGATTTAGGTAGTGACTCTTGGTTATCTAAAAATATACGACCCATGTCTTTAGTTGCTATTTTTGCTGGTTATTTTCTTTTTGCCATGATGTCTGCCTTTGGCTACGATGCTAAAGAGTCGTATGTAAATCTGTTGGGTCAATGGGGTATGTTGATAATGAGTGCGTACTTTGGTGGCCGCACCCTTGAGAAGATTATGGATATGAAAGCCAAGAATGAACCTAAGTCCTAACTTTACCTTTGAAGAACTAACGCACACAGACCATCGTGAGTTTGACAATACCCCAAATGTAGAAGAAACCGAAAATTTGACTCGATTAGCAGAGTTCTTAGAACAGGTAAAAACTGTTTTGGGTGGTAAGCCTGTGATGATTAACTCTGCCTTTAGGTCAGAAGCCGTAAATACAGCCGTTGGAAGTCGCAACACCTCACAACATCGCATAGGTTGTGCAGCCGACATTAGAGTACCAGGCATGACGCCAGATGAAGTAGTCAAAGCGGTGATTGCCTCTGGTATTGGCTACGATCAACTCATTCGAGAATTTGATCGGTGGACCCATCTCTCAGTGCCTAGCACAAAAGACATGACACCAAGACGGCAAGCCCTTATCATTGATAAGCAAGGCACACGCGTCTACGCTTAGGGTTCTTGCGTAACTAAGTAAAAAACAATAAAACCCATTGCTACGATCAGTATCCCTGCAAACGCCATGCACTCATCGTTAGTCATCTAATCCGAGCTATTTTAGCTTTTTTAAGCGCCATTTCATATTCTATTTTGGCGTTATCGTCTAAGCGTCGTAATGGCAATTCTTGAAAATATTTGTATTTAGCTTGGTATTCTGGGAGTTCAGACGGGCGTATCCACCCGTATTTTTTAGCCCATCGTTCTTCTATATTGGTACCAGATGCAGTCCATATATGTTCGTTATTCATTCAGTTCCCTTTCAGGTCAAAACATACTAACGGGCTTTGGGTGACAAGCTACATCAACAATAATGTCGGTGCTTAAGCTAGACGATCCAATACGCCGTTTTGCAAATACTAACACCGCCCGCATATTATTACTCGTACATTCTTGACTAGCTAAAATAACCTCACTTCTAGACATTGCCTGGACGCTTGGATCAATAATCAAGGTTTGTATAGGGGCTGCAGATTGATATTGAACTGGCGGTATTGATGTGCAAGCGCACATAGCAAAAGACACCAAAGGTATCATTTTTTTCATTTTAAACTCCTGTTAAGTTGACGATAAGCTTCAATGGCGTCTTTTAATTCTTTTTTTAGTTCTACTATTTCTGTAAAACTTTGCTGTGCAAAACGCTCTAAATTCTCACGGCTCCAAGTACTAAAGTCGGTTGTGGTCATGGTTGCGTGGCTTCTTTCATCAGTTCAATACGTTCTCTGGCACACCGCAACATGGTGTAACGCTGGTGTAGGCGTTGTAATACGGACGACCTACGGTTATGAGTCTTTTCTTCGTTTAGCATATCCAAGACTTCTTGTTCCGTCAATTGACTCAAAATGTCGTTAAGCTTGCGCCAAGTTACTTTTTGCATACTGTTCAACTTTCTTTTGTAATTCAATAACTTCCTTAGCAGTACGGGCTAACGCTCGTTGTGCCTGGTTGTATTCACGCATCCGAATAATTTCCTCAGCCTGCGCAGCCTTTAGTTTTGCCTTGTAATGCAATAAGCGATCCATCAACATCTCCCATCTAAATCAAAATCTTCTTTGCCGTTTAGTCGGTCAATCTCGGCTACCAAACGGCGAATAATATCAGCAAGGTTAGTGTCTGGCGCATACTCATCAACATCATCAGCTAGTTTTAACGCTTCTTCTCGTAAACTCATTTCAACTCCTCCAATGCAATATCTGAAATAACGCGTTTGTCATGCAACGCTGCCCAAATCCGTTCGTCTACGGACTTATTGGTTAACAAAATGTAACACCATACGTCTTCGGTTTGACCAGAGCGATGCAAGCGCCCAACAGTCTGCTCAAAGAGTTCTAGGCTCCACGGCAACGATACAAACACAATTTTGCTACCGCCATGCTGTAGGTTTAGCCCATGCCCAGCGGACTTGGGGTGGATTAGTAATAGCTCAATCTTGCCCTCGTTCCAACGCTCAATGGCCTTGGAATCGTTAATCGTCTGGGCGTGTGGGTAACGGCGTTTTAGTTCAGCCAATTCCTCAACAAAGTTATAAACAATAATGGTATTGGCGTGCTGGTTTTCCTCAATCAATTCGTCTAACAAATCAAACTTGTGGCTAGAAAACCACACAGGTATATTGCTGACGTTCATTTTGCCAGGCGTGTCCGACGCCGTTGTTTCAGTCTTGTATATAAAACCTGACGCCATCTGCTGTAACTTGCCTGTGACGACTGCAGCGTTCATGGCTGTGATCTGCTCGGTGCCAAACTGAACTGCAAACTCTTTTTTCATCTTTTCGTATGGCGCGCGGTCTGCCATGTCGCACCGCATTTCGACCATGTGCAAGTCAGGCAGCTTGTCCTTGTAAGCGCCAGCTTCTAAAACAAAGGTTGCGGGTTTAATTTGTTTCATTACGGCCTCCAAAGAACCTACACGTGGCGCCCATTCGCCAAAATCTTTATTGATGCAAACAAAGTATTGCTGCATAAACGCACCTTTGCTACGACCTAGCAAGGACTGATCGACAATTTTGCACTGCCCAAACACGTCCTCAAGACCATTACTGGTAAAGCTACCCGTCAAGCCCCACCGCACTTTGATCTTGTCAATAATCTTAATCAACGCCTTAAACCGCGCCCCGCTTGGGTTTTTAAGGCGCGTTAGTTCGTCAAACACAATGGCGTCAAAGTCTAATGGCTCTTGGGCTAACCATTGAATATTGTCGTAGTTAGTTACCACTACGGGAAAACCCGAATGAAATGCTTGGCTGCGCTGGGCAGCCGTGCCGACCGCTACAGCGAGTGGCATATCAGGCGCCCACTTAGGCTGCTCAATCGGCCATACGTCCGTACAAACACGTTTAGGGGCTAAAACAAGCCAACGCTTGACGATACCATGCCGTAGCATTTCATCCATGCCTGTGAGCGTAATGGCGGTCTTACCAGCGCCTACAGGGGCTAGCACCATGGCTCGATCGTTGGAGTACAAAAAGTCAACGGCGCGTTCTTGGTAAGGGCGCAGTTTCATTGATTTTCTTTCATCCAAGTGTCAATATGGTCGGTTGACCACAGGCAGGCGTAATTCTGTTGTAAGGTCTTAAGGTTATGGGCGTGAACCTTTTGCAGCATGGACAGCTTGCCACTTTCGGTCTTGAGTTCTACAAACCACACCACTCCGCCTGGCAAACAAACGATGCGGTCGGTCACGCCGCGCTGGTTCGGCGATTTAAACTTGTACGCAATTCCGCCCATCTTTTTGACGGCCCAAACAAAATATTTTTCAATGTCTTTTTCTTTCATGTAAAAAAGTTTAGCACACAAATTATTTTTATGGTACAGTGGAATCTCAATCACTACAGTAAAGGAAAGTAAATGGCCTCACATTCTCAGATCGTCGGCGGGTCGACCGCCAAGCGGGTAATCAACTGCCCAGGCTCCGTAGCGCTATGCGCCAAGATGCCCCCACAACCGTCTAGCAAGTACGCTAACGAAGGAACTTTTTTACACAACATCATTGCCGAGGTGCTAGAACATGACAAAAAACCAACAGACTTTTTGGGAACCACGTATGAAGGAATTACGTTCACTAAAGCTCTTTTGGAAGATAAGTTATATCCTGCTCTTGATTTACTTAACAAGGTTGATCCTGACTGCCAAATGGATATCGCCGTCGAAACAAGAGTGGGCTTTGGGGATTTTCTTAGCGATGTTTTTGGTTCTACTGATCTGCTTGGTCGGATTGGGAAACGCGCTATCGTTTTGGATTGGAAGTTTGGTGACGGGGTAGCCGTAGAAGCTGAAGAAAACCCGCAGCTGATGTTTTATGCGGCAGCTGCCATGCGTACTCCTGAAGTGCAATGGGTGTTTGAAGGCGCTACCGAGATTGAGTGCATCATTGTGCAACCTCCTGAAATCAAACGATGGACAACCACGCCTGAGCGCATTAAGCAGTTTGAACAAGAACTCAAGATGGCCGTTAAGTTAGCCAAAAAAGATGATGCGCCTCTTAAAGTAGGCGATCATTGCCGTTGGTGCGCTGCCAAGCCTACTTGCCCGTTAATGACCGGCGCAGGCGATCGTGCCTTGACCATTGCTGTTGGCGACATTGATGTGATGCAGATCAACGACTATTTAAGCAAGGCAGATATGCTCGAGCAATGGATTAATGATCTGCGTGCTTTGACCTTTACCATGCTAGAGTCAGGCGCCGTAGTGCCAGGCTGGAAGCTGGTTGCCAAACGTGCTACACGCCAATGGGTAGACGAAAATCAAGCCCTAGTAACCATGATGAATGAGGGTATTACTGAAGAAGAATTGATGGTTTCTAAAGTAATATCTCCTGCTCAGGCAGAAAAAGTATTGAAAAAGCATGGCAAGTCATTGCCTGCCGATCAAGTAGTAGCAGTCAGTAGTGGCAGTACGTTGGCGCCTGAGAGCGATCCCAGACCAGCGCTTTTACAACTAGGTAAGCAGTTATCTGCTGCCTTTTCTAAACTTCAATAAAGGAAACAATAATGTCAAATATCGTAACTTTCGCAGGTGCAAACCTACCTTCCGTCAAAGACCTTTCTACCGCTTTGCGTTCTATCGAAGCTGAGATTGGGCCAGCAGGCACAGTCATCATCAAGATGGACAAGACAGGGCATTGGGTCTTTGGTGCAGATCAAACTGAAATTGAGGACGAATCTACTTGGGCAATCAATCCCTTGTCATTTGTGCATGGGTATATTGCTTGGGGTGATGGAGAAGTTCTTGGTGAGAAGATGGTGTCTGTATCTCAGCCATTGCCCGAACTAGAGCCTGCGCCACCAAATGCCAAAAAGGGTTGGGAAACGCAAGTTGGTATGTCAATGAAGTGTCTTTCTGGCGAAGATAAAGGTTTAGAAGCGCGTTACACCACAACCTCGGTTGGTGGCAAGCGTAGCGTACAAGCCTTGGCTGTAGCCATTGCAACGCAAGTTGAGAAGGATCAAAGCAAACCTGTGCCAATCGTTATGCTTGGTAAAGAGCATTACACGCACAAGAGCTATGGCCGTATCTTCACCCCCATCTTTGCAGTTCAAGAATGGGTTGGTATGGACGGTGATGCTGTTGAAGCGCCTAAAGAGATTGAAGCGCCTGAAGCCGTAGAAGCAGCCCCAGCACGTCGGCGTCGTAGCGCGGTATAAAGGATAGGGGTGGTTAGGCAGACCCTCGAGGATGTTGCAAGTGTGCTTTTTTTCTGCCTTCCAGCACACGTGTATTAGCAACCAAATTGACACCCCACTCTTATTATGACAATACTTTGGCTTGATTTTGAAACCCGTAGCCGTTGCGACTTACCTAGTCGTGGCGTCTACAACTATGCACAAGATCCGAGTACGCAAGTGCTGTGCATGAGCTATGCCTTTGACGATGAAGATGTCGTTACATGGCTTGCGGATCAACCATTTCCTGCCCGTGTTGCAAATCACACGGGTCAAATACGAGCGCACAACGCTGCTTTTGAACGCCTAATTACCTGGTACGTCTTGTGCGCAGACAAAGGTATCCCTGAACCAAAGCTAGAACAGTTCTATTGTACGGCAACGCAAGCCCGTGCCAACTGCGCTCCAGGCTCATTGGAAGATGTTGGTCGCTTTGCCGGTGCCAATATGAAGAAGGATCACCGAGGCAAGCAGTTGATCCGTGCGCTGTCAATCCCACGATCAGATGGCACGTTTAACGACGACCCAACACTTATGGCCGAGATGGTGGCGTATTGCGAACAAGACGTAAAGGCCATGCGCTCAATTAGCAAAGCGATGCGTGACTTGTCAGATGAAGAACTATTGGATTACCATGTCAATGAGCGCATTAACGATCGCGGTGTGTTGCTTGATAAGCCATTAGCCGAGTCTGCAATTCGGTACGCCAGCCATGAGTTAGGTGAAATCGAAGCGATTGTGGAAGAAGTGACTAACGGAGAGATTACGTCGGTGCGCTCCCCTCGCATGAGGGATTGGGTACTAGAACGTGTCGGCTCACAAGCCAAGAAGTTAATGGAGTCGTACAAAGATGGTGATAAGAAGTACAGTATTGATAAGACTGTACGTGCCAATTTATTGATTTTAGCGGAGGAAAACCATGACGAAATTCCACACCACGTCGCAGACGTTATCCAGTGCGCAGATGACCTATGGGCATCCTCTGTCGCTAAGTTCAAACGTGCTGCCGACCTCGCTGATGAGGGCGATGGACGAGTTAGAGGTGCTTTTGTCTTTGCTGGCGGAAGCGCCACTGGGCGAGCTTCAAGCTATGGATTACAAGTACACAACTTCCCACGACGTTGCGCTGTCGATCCTGAAGCCGTTAGACAGGCGATGGTTAGAAGCCACGCAATTGTCCCTGCCTTTGGAAGACGCGTTACAGACGTGCTTAAAGGAATGTTACGGCCAGCTTTGGTACCCGCTTTGGGAAAGACCCTTGTCGTAGCCGATTGGTCTGCGATTGAAGCACGCGTAACACCTTGGGTATCTGCCCACCGCAGTAGCATTGATAAGCTAGACCTATTTCGCACAGGCGAGGATGTCTACAAGGTCAATGCAGCTAAGACCTTTAGTGTGCCATTGCACAAGGTTGATAAGGATCAACGTCAGATTGGCAAGGTGCAAGAGTTGGCTTGCGGATTCGCTGGTGGTGTGGGCGCGTTTGCTGCGATGGGTCGCATTTACGGCGTGATTATGACCGAATCTGAAGCCAAACGCATGGTCAACGGCTGGCGCCTAGCTAACCCGTGGGCGGTGTCGTATTGGAGCGATCTTGAGGACGCTTACACCCGTGCCATGCGCAATCCAAACCATGAATTTACCGCAGGCAAAACGACCTATATGTATGATGGTTTACACCTATGGTACGCACTTCCGAGTGGTCGCGTGTTATGCTATCCGTTCGCCCAAATTGATGTTGACGGAGTGTCCTACGCCAAAGCGTCTTGGAAACCTGCCGCTGACGCTAAAGAGTGGCCAAGGGCGCGTTTATGGAAAGGACTTGCGTGCGAGAACATTACTCAGGCAGTAGCCAACGACCTTTTGCGGTACTCATTACGAAATTTAGACAATGTAGTTCTTCATGTGCATGACGAGATTGTGGTCGAAACGCATGAACCCGAAGCAGTAAAAGCAGAAATGGAGCGCGTGATGTGTACACCACCCGCTTGGGCGACAGGTTTGCCTTTAAGTGTAGAAGTCGGTGTGATGTCACGCTATGGTAAGTAAAAAAATACCCCCACAAGCACGTGAAACTTGTAGGGGCAAACCCCAGTAAAGGAGTAGTCACTTGAATAACTTTTTAGAATATATCACAGGTTTAGCCCCAGAAGGTGAAACCGCCTTAATTGTCCGCCAAAAACCACAGTTACAGGGTGGTGAGTTGCAGTTTCATGCCGATGGCGTGATTAAATGCACTTGGCCGTCTTTCTTGCCTAGTCACAAAATGCGTGATAACGAAGCATGGTACGGCAACACCGGCTCGTTTATCGTCGATCGCTTTACCGAAGGCAAACCTAGCGCCTCGTCAGCAAATTGCGAGTACGTGCTGGTAATGATGCTTGACGACATTGGCACCAAGTCTAAAGAGCCACCGCTTGCGCCTACTTGGATTATGGAAACATCCGAAGGTTCATTCCAATGGGGCTATGCTTTTAAAGAACAACCCAGCAAGGGCGACTTTACGGCAGCTATTAAGGCAATCGCCAAGGCAGGCTTTACCGATCCAGGCGCAACAAACGCCGTTCGCAATTTCCGTTTGCCAGGCTCTGTGAATCTGAAGCCTGGACGCGATAACTTCGCCTCCCGCTTGGTAGAGTTTCACCCTGAGCGTGAGTTTAACCTTGAGGACATCTGCGCAGCGCTTGACGTAGTGCCTGAAGCGGCTGATACGGCTACGGCTGAGTCGGTTAAGCTCGTTGACACAGGCAAAGATAAGGTATTGACATGGCTAAACGACCAAGGTTTAGTCCTATCGAATGTGAATCGTGAGGGCTGGGTAGCAGTAGTTTGCCCAAACAATGCCGAGCATACAACGGGTGAGATCGAGGCACGCTACAAGCCCCTTGATCGGTCATTCTGTTGCTATCACGGCCATTGCCAAGAGTTAGGCAGCCGTGAGTTTTTATCGTGGGTATCTGAGAACGGTGGTCCTGATGTCGATCACGGTCTGCGTGATGAGCTATTAGCAGAAAAGATGAACTTAGCCCTGTCAAAATTAACCCCTAACGAAATCTATCGTGACACCGCAGCAGAGCTTATTGCAGAGGTTGAACGCAAAGAGCTTGGCCGTATAGAAAAAGCCGAGTGGTATCAGCGCTTTGCTTACATCCAAGACGATGAGTCTTACTTTGATATGCAAGACCGGCGCGAGGTAAGCCGTCAGACGTTCAACGCTTTGTTCCGTCATATCCCCTGCAAGTCCATTCATTCAGGGCGCAAAGTGGAAGCATCAATCTGCTTTGACGAGAACCGTCAAGTGATGGGCGCCAAGGCGCTTGTGGGTGTGACATACGCTGCGGGTGAGGGTGTGATCGTTACGCGTGATGGTGACCTGTTCGGTAACCGTTGGCGTGACGCAAGACCGGAGCTATCAGGTGCAAACAACGGCGGCATTGATATGTGGATGAAACACTGCCAGGAACTTGTGCCTGAGCAAGCCGAGCTAGATCATATTTTTGATGTGATGGCGTTTAAGTTACAAAACCCGAAGATCAAGGTAAACCACGCAATCTTGCACGCAGGCGATGAGGGTAGCGGCAAAGATACGTTTTGGGCGCCGTTTATTTGGGCAGTCTGTGGCGACCATCTAAAGAACCGCGGCATTATGGATAACAATTCTGTAACGTCCCAATGGGGTTATCAATTAGAGTCAGAGGTCCTGATCATCAACGAATTAAAAGAGCCTGACGCTGCAACGCGTCGGCAATTAGCTAACCAACTAAAGCCAATCATTGCTGCGCCGCCTGAGATGCTGCCGGTTAATCGCAAGGGCTTGCACCCGTACATGATGGCTAATAGATTGTTTGTCTTGGCATTTAGTAATGACCCTGTGCCTATCTCGCTAGCGTCGCAAGATCGCCGGTGGTTCTGCGTGTGGTCTACCGCCCCGCGCATGGACAGCAATAAAGCTAAAAAGATTTGGGATTGGTATAGAGCGGGAGGGTTTGCCTGCATAGCAAAATGGCTTATGGTTCGGGATGTATCTACATTTAATCCTTCAGCGCCTCCAATGTGGACTGAATTTAAAGCAAACCTAGTAGAGCATGGCATGAGCATGGCTGAATCGTATTTAGTTGAGATGTTACGCAACAGGGTGGGGGAGTTCAATAAAGGTGTAATTGGCTCCCCTTTTCATTCTTTGTGTGATCGTTTAGCGGGTGCGGCGCCGTCAGGTGTTAAGGTGCCGCAGGCTGCGTTATTGCACGCTCTTAAAGAAGCAGGGTGGGTAGATCGCGGGCGCTTAAAATCGCGCGACTATGACACCAAAAAACACGTTTTTGCGTGTCCAGAAATGGCCGATCTTTCTAAATCTGAATTACGTAGAATGGTAGAAGAAAATCCGCAGCCCAAAATGGTTTTAGTTAAGTAAAAAACGGGAGCGTTGCCCTGCAAAAAACGGGAGCGTTGCCCTGCAAAAAACGGGAGCGTTGCCCTGCAAAAAACGGGAGCGTTGCCCTGCAAAAAACGGGAGCGTTTGCCTGCAAGATTTAAAACAAACTGGTAA